ATTTATGCAGATCTTTAGAGATCTCAGTTTTGATTTTGCTGAGAGAGTCGAAGGTGATAAGATCGCCGGATTGGATTACTGCATATCGCACGGCAAAGAGGGGGAGCACTATCACTTCTGGGTCCCAGCAGAATTGAGCAAGGCAGCCAAGGGCGCGTTGCTCGAGAGGGCCCAGGATGATGCCCTTAACCGGTTTAAGGTGAAGTCCATGTCATGGGATGAGAAACCGAATCTTAATCTTAGATAGTCGGATCGGATACCTGTACCGTCCAGCTGCGGGATACTTGTAAAGATCCTGCTGATCAGGACGATCTATACAGGTACGGGATCTGGCAGGAGGTAAAGAGTATGGGACGATCAGCGATACGCTGTTGTGATTGCCACAAATCCGGAGACTCCAGTTTGCAAGGTTGGGGTGACGGATGGGAGGGGGCCGGCAGAAAGAAACCGGAGCATCATTGGCACGGAGGCCGGCTGCTTCTGGCCATCAGGCCGAATGTTCGGGACAAAGACAAGAGATACTGGATCTGCCGGCAGTGCCTGGACAAAAAGGCCAAGCTGAGTGACAAGGAATTCAAGGACTGGATCATGAAGATGGACCAGAAGGTCGACGAGCAGCGGGAGAAGGAAAAGACGAAAAGGCTAAACAGAGCGCGGCGGAACTTACGAGCGCATCGGATAAGGTGGTCACAGGCTGGGGTAGACTTACAACGAGCGAAGAAGAAGGGTAAGGGACAGGGCGGTTGCATCGGCTAATCGCCGATATGACACAACAAAGGTAATTTAAAAGAGAGGAGGTCGTATAGAGGAATCCGGTTCAAAGCCTCCCTTTGATTTCGGCTCCGGATAGGAGCGACACGCTGAGGAATCGGAGGGATTCATAGTTCGCCTGGCCGGTCCCGGTCTTATCCGATGAAATCAAACGATCAGCTACCCGGGGCCGGCCAAAGAAAAAAGGGGGAAGAATGAGCATCCAGAATATCGAGGAGCAGATCCTCAAATCAATAGAAGGGAGAAACAGAATGTCGGACATAATCTATAAGGGAGATGTGGGCGATGAGGATGGAGTTCCCATCGAACAGGTAAACGTATTGAGAGGCACAGACATCAAACCACTACCGCACTCAGGGGAGCGGGATCCAACGGGATTCTCCTGGGGATATGGAGGATCCGGACCGGCGGAGTTATCTCGTTCTATCCTGGCGGATTTCTTCGGCAAGCAGAGCCGACAGGTTGCACTTTATCACGACTTTAAGTGGAATGTGATAGCCGGATTAAAAAAGGGACAGAGCTTTCAGCTTACCGACTCCGATATAACAAGCTGGTGGAAGGATCTGCTGAGGCGAAATCCTGATCTGGCAAGAGAAATGGAAAAGGCCGAAGAAAAAACCAGTGAAGGGAGTTGAGCTATGTCAGTAGAAGAAAAACGCGGTTGTGGATTTCGGATAGTTGGAGGATTGTACCTGGTGGGCGGACCTGGTCGGATGGTATGCGATCGGTTGCCGTATCCGGTGGGACAGTGCCCGACGTGTGGTCATGGGATTAAGCCGAGCCTGGGGATCCGCTGGATGGATGGAAAAGAATTCTTTGGGGAGAACTGCAAAGCGCTGACGATGGAGGAGGAAGGAATCCCGGCTCTTGCACCTTGTCACGACGCACACTGCCCGATCTGTTACAGTGATGAGCTCGGGACAGTCGGCTTAATGTGGGTCGGTGAAAGCTTCTATCCCACCATGCATGATTTTGAGGAGGAGGCGGAGAAGCTGGGGGTATCGAAACGGATATCGTCGATCCCAAAGGCTCTAACCCTGGATGAGACTTGGATCCTATTGGTCCATCCTAAAGGGATCAGAGAAAAGCTGCCGGACGAGATGGTTCAAGGGATGAAGGTTGAGCGGCATATTTGGAAGCCCTGTATCTTTCACGCTTTCAAGCCGGTCCGGATAGAGAAGATCGTAACGGATCAAACGCCGGCGGAAGAGATTGAGAAGCTGAAGCTCCGGGGAATTACTCCGGTGCAGGTCCCGCATGACGATCCGGATCACAATCCGAAGCGTAAGAAGAGGTCACCGGAATTGGCGATAGAGTGATAACGTCGAGGGGAATCGACGATCGCATCTGGAGGTTGAGGATGGAAGCGCGGGGGCAGATGATTCCGGACTGGCCGAGCAAGTTAGAGGGCTTCGAATTGACCTTAGGGGAGATCAACAGAATTGCAAAAAGGTTTCGGGTGACACCCGGAACGGTGGACAGGATATTTGCTGAGGAATTCGAAGCTGCAATAAACAAATGAAGGGAGGGAACATGGATCTGCTGGTGACCACTCCAAAAAACAGAATCAAGGAAGCGGCAGAGGAGGCGGAAGCAGCAAAGAGGGATGGAGGTTACTACTTCAGGCGCTTTGCCACACGTCCAAAAGATTACAGAGTCGGCGATAGAGTGTTCTATGTGATGGATGGATTCCTAAGAGGATACGCGACCAGTTTTCTCTGCTTCACCGGTCCAAAAGACGTGACGATCAGATATAAGGATTTGGATCCACGAACGGTCTTGAGTGGAAACAGTTCTATTAAACTTCCCTTAAAGGACAATAGAAAAACGCCGGGACCTCCTCATCTGATGAAAGGAATCGATTTCTTGGGGGGATCACTCTACGACATTTTTCATTCATTCAAAGACGGCTTTTGGGTTCTGATGAACGCACCGACGTGGACCTGGATTAGACCTGTTCTCTTTAACGGCTTTCAGGGTTACCGCTATCTGACGCCAGCAGAGTTTTTGAGGATGGACATTACAAAAGTGGGCGGCTGGCTGGATCCAATGCCGGAGGCAAAGAGGAAGCCGCCATGCTGATAGTGAAAACAAGAAAAGGACCTCGACTCTTAAGAGAGATCTCCAGGGTGGACCTGGTGCATTTGGATCGAGATCCCCACGGTGTAATCGGAGCCAACTTCGAAGATGGTTCAGGAGTGCTGAAGGCATGGATTTATCACTTCGTAGGAGGGGGAGCCAAGGTGGTCCTGGCCAAGACGGTGACGTCTCTCTGTCCTGGTCCGGGGAAAAATTGAAAAAAGTTCTTGACAAGGTGCGGAGCCACGTTTTATATACTGTTGTGGATTCGATACTTACAACAGGCCCAGGCCGGCAGGATACTTCTCAGGGGACGATGATCTCCACATATTGAGAAGCATCGCAACGGCCTGGGCCATCTTACATCTGACGAGGGGAAGATGAAACTACGCCAATTTGTAATCTCCGATCTAAGGTATCTCAAGGAAGATCCCAACGAAATGAGTCCGGAGGAATACCGGGCCCTCAAGGACTTTCTCGCCGACGTTGGAATGGTGGATCCGATCGTGGTCAATCCGGATGGACTGGTGATCGGAGGTAAGCACCGGTGTCAAGCCTGGGCGGAATTGGGAAATAAGAGAATCCCTGGAGTGGAGGTATTCGTTCAGCCAGGCAAAGAGCAAAAGGTAGCTCTTGGGCTGAATAAGATCAGAGGACATTGGAACGAACCAAAGCTTTTGACGGCATTGCAACGGATAGCCTCTGAGGATCCCTCCGCGGTCACACTCACCGGTTTCAAAATGGGCGACGTCCAAAGGCTGTCGGTAAGAAGTTTCGGGGTGGGCAGACTGACGGAAGTCAAAGATGAGGTTCGAGATTTCAAAAAGGTCCATGTCCTATTGTCGATGTCGCCCAAGACCTATCAGACAATCCAGGAACTGCTAAAGCAGATCGGAGACAAGGAAGGGGTGGAGGTTGAACAGGGCGCAAACTGACAACAGCTTTCCGGAGGAGAAGATCGGACTAAGGACCAAGCATCTACCGGATAAAAGAAAGATCCGGGTTCTGGATTGCTTCGCTGGCGATGGAACGATCTGGCAGAGTGTCCAAATGCAAACCGAGAAGAGTTTAATCGTAACATCGATAGAGAAAGAGGACAGAGGATCGGCTCTTGCTCTCAAGGGGGATAACGTGAAGTGGCTGCGGGTCCTGGATCTATCAAAATTCGACGTGATAGATCTGGACGCTTACGGTGTACCCTTCCGCCAGTTGGAGATCCTGTTCGGCAGAATAAGAAAGAGAACCGGCAAGATGCACGTTTTCGTAACCTACATCCAGCGCCAGCCTGGAGTTTTGCCTTTTGGTATGCTGGACATCTTGGGTTATCCGCGCAGCATGATTCGGAAATGCCCCACTATGTTTTATAGAGAGGGATGGAAGAAGTTTCTGTTATACCTTGGAAAGAGAGGGGTCACCGAAGTGATTCACCGGTCCTATCAAAAGAAGCATTATCTGTTTTTCAGGATCTAAGCTTTACAGGTATATCACATGGCCACAACGGATACCTGTATAGGTTTCGTATATATAGTAGGGGAAGAAACAGAAAGGATCCAGACATGCGAACAATCTATGTACCAAAGGGAAGAGCGTTTGAGTACTCACCGTTGGCTTTAAACATCTACTCCGGATGTGACCACGGCTGCCAATACTGTTATTGTCTGAATTGGGATCAGAACTGGCATAACAAACCGGTGGAGCCGAAGCAGGATATTCTCCGAAAGGTACAGACGGACGCGCAGAAAATCAAGGGATCAAAAGATCAGGTTCTCGTCTCCTTTGCCGGGGATCCATATTGCCATAAGGACGAAGATCTGAGAATCACTGGCCAAGTGCTGCTGATGCTTCTGGACCAACGGATCCCGACGGCCATTCTCAGTAAAGGCGGAACCAGATCCTTGCGGGATCTGGCAGTTTTCAAAGCGTTCGGGGATCATATAAAAGTAGGGGCGACGCTCACCTTCGACAATGAGGAGGAATCCCGGAAGTTTGAACCCGGAGCGGCCATCCCGGCAGATAGAATCAAAGCACTAAAGTTTCTGGCAGGTCATGGAGTGAAGGTATGGGTAAGCCTGGAGCCGGTTATCTGCACGGACCAGGTCCTCAAGTTAATCGAGGCGACCTATCGATTCGTGGATCACTACATGATCGGAGTCCTCAATTACTTCAGCCAGGGCAGCCAACGGCAAAAGAATTTTGGAGCGGTTATCGAAAGACTCCGAGGAGTGGGATCCCGATTCTATATCAAAGAGGACCTCCAATTTCGTATACAGAAAGAGGGAGAGATTGAACTTACTCCAGAAGAGACAGACAGAACTCTTTACGACGTGACTCCATTTCCGGAGGAACAGGTTGGCTTGGGAATGTGAGAATAGAAGTTTCGAGCCGGCTACGAATACAAGTATAGCCGGATCTTCTCCATTCAGATTTGTTCAGAGACATGGCACTCAACAAAAAACAAATAGATTTTTTAACTCTGAAGTGGGACAGCAATTTAACCTATGAAGAGATAGCAAAAAAACTCGAAGTATCTGAACGGGTCTTATACAAATGGCAGAAGAAGAAGGAATTCAGGGAAGAGGAAGAAGCCTGTATAGCGAAAGGATTAAGGGATGCCCAGATAGTTCTTGGGAGAAATGCCAGACGCGCAGCGGAGACGATCATTCTACTGACAGCGACGGAGAGCGATCCCAAGACCTATGATTTCAGGCAGAAGGGAGAGACGGTCCTAAGAGCCGCCAGTGCGATATTGAAAGCGCTGGGACTCGGTGAGGAAACCTCCAGTGAGGGGGAAAGTTCTGATGGAGGTCAGGACCGACTCGAAAGAGATTTTTACAAAACTGTTGGATCGTTGCCCGAACCCGAGCTTAAGTTACTTACTGCAATGCTGCGAAGTCGTCTCGGATCTCCGGGAACATCCAAGGTGGGCTCTCGCTTCGGTTCACCAAACGGAAAGACGTAAGTCTCTGGACTTCGATCGCTTTCCGTACCTGGTGGATCTCTACAAGGACGAGAGCCCGGACATCGCCGTTAGGAAACCCACACAGTGGGGTGTTACTACATGGCTGATGGTTGACGCTTTCCGTTTTGCCTTCGATGGACTGCGGTACTTCTACGTCTTACCTACTATCGATCTCCGAAATTTGCTTGTGGGCGAGAGAGTGAATCGAGCCATTGCGGACTGTCCGGAATATCGGGAACGGATTACTGAGACAGGCGGCATGGAAGGGATCGATCCCATAGACAATATCGGATTGAAAACATTCGGGGCGACAGGGACCATACTTTTTGTTGGATCCAATTCCCGCAAATCCTTCTTATCCTATCCGGCGGACGTTATAGCGATCGACGAAAGGGACGAATGTAACGAGGATAATCTGGCCCTGGCTCCGGACCGGCTGATGGAATCGGATTATAAATTCAGCCGAGAGGTCGGGGTCCCTACATATCCGGATCGAGGAATCGACCACACCTACGCAGAATCCGACCGTAAACGATGGATGCCCCGCTGCGGATCCTGCGGGACCTATCAGGAGCTCTCGTTTTTCGATAATGTGGTCCGGCAGACCGCGGACGAGGAGTGGGAGCTTCTGGACACAAAATGGGAAAAGAGATCTCCAGAGGATGCAAAGGTCTTTTGTCGCAAGTGCGGAGGGGTTCTGGACCGGCTGGCAAAAGCGGAATGGATTCCGGAGGACCAGCAAGCGGACATATCCGGATATACTGGCTCCAGACTTATAAGCCCTAACAGCACAATAGCCAACATCTGGGTTACCTATCTGGAGGCCCTGAAGAACGAAAGCAAACTCCAGCGGTTTCATAACTCTGTTCTGGGACTTCCCTATGCAGCCAAGGGTCGACAGTTGACCCAAGCGATCCTGGATCTCTGCGTCAAGGCCGGGGCGAATTACGGACTCAAATCGACCGGCAAAAATACGTTTATGGGCGTCGATGTTGGGAAGCCTAATTATGTGGTCATTCACGAATTAAAGAGGGGAAAGATCCGCAAACCGATTTGGATTGGAACGGTCCAGCACCTAACAGAGTTAGACGATAAAGTAAAGCAATTCAAAGTTGGAACAGCGGTGGTGGATGCCCGGCCCGAGACATCGGAGGCCAGGAGATTTGTAAACCGGATGAAAGGCAAATGCAAGGTCTGGCTTTGTGAATATCGGAAGGACGTGGTGGTGGAGGAGCCCATTTTCAAGGAAGAGGAACGGATCGTCCAGGTGGACCGGACTCAAGCCATCGACGATACGGTGAGCGGCTTTTTGAGTCAAGAGATCTTGCTACCTGGGAACGCTGCAACATTGGATGGCGGAGAGGTCTACAGACAGCTTCAGGCTCCGGTAAGAATTTTAGATCCAAAGGGACAAAGGTATATCTGGGACGAGGGAACCAAACAGGATCATTATTTTCATGGATTTGTTTACGCGGATCTGGCGATACGAATCAAAGGGAGGTTACCCACGCCGAGAGTGAGGTTAATCTGATGCTGAAAGCTGTCAAGGAACGAATCTGGCAATACGTGGTTAATGAGATTCAGACGAGGGGCTCCCTCCAGGACGCGGAGAAGATGGCCAGGGAAGCTGAGGAGGAAAAGAGCCGGAGGTTATTTGACCAATACGCGGAAGAGTGGGAACTTCAACAGGGACACCAAGGCGACCTCGACGCTGCCAAATACGCAAAGAGCTATTCTCTGGCAGTCTGGGCTTTCGTCTGCATCCGGACCATAGCGGAGAACGCCGCGTCGGTCCCTTTGAGATTCTATCGAGAGTCCGGAGACGAACGCAAGGAAATCACGTCTGGCCGGATGGTGGATCTTTTTTCGACAGTGAATCCGTTTATGAGTTATAGGGATCTGATCGAATCCACGGCGGCCTTTCTCCAGATCGACGGAAATGCTTACTGGATCCTGGAGGGAGGGGAGAATCCTACAGAGATCTTTCCGGTCCATCCGTACCGGATGAAAATCGTTCCCGATAAGATCGACTTTATAGCAGGATACCTCTACGAGCGGAACGGGAAAAAGATCGGCTTCATTCCGGAGGACGTGGTTCACTTCAAGAACTTTCACGCTGAGGACGAGTATTACGGACTTTCTCCGATGAAGGTAGCCAGGACCACCCTTACGACGGATTGGTTCGCCAGGAGATCTAACAAAGAGCTCTTCAAAAACACACACCGGCCAGGAGCTCTGTTAGAGACCGACGAGACGATGGAGACTAAGGTACGAAATCGTTTAAAGAAAGATTGGAATCTGGCTCATCAAGGAGTGGCGAATTGGCACAAGCTGGTTGTGCTGGAGGGAGGACTGAAGTACAAAGACACAATCCTAAAGCCGAAGGATCTTGAGTTCCTGCAAATGATGAACATGAACAGAGAAGAAGTCTGCGCGATCTTCAGGGTCCCTCCGGCAGTGGTGGGAATCTTTCGATATGCCAACTATGCGAACTCCAGGGAGCAGATGAAGATGTTCTGGGTCAATACCATTCTTCCTCTACTCCGGAAGGTGGCCGACAAACTAAATGAGAGGTTGATCCCCTTCATGGAGAAAGGAGCTTTTTGCGAATTCGATACCTCCGAGATCCAAGAACTCCAGGCCGATCAAAAGGAAGTTGCGGAAACGGTGGGAGGTCTGGTAGATCGGGGGATCTTCACAATAAACGAAGTACGACACGAGTATTATAACAAACCTCCGGTAGGGTGGGGAGATGAACCACAGGCGAAGCCCACACTTTCCCTCCCGGCAGGAGTAGGATCCCTGAGTCTGATAGACAATCGAGCACCGGGCAAAAGTAAAGACGCGGAGGATCCTCCGACTGAGGAAGAGAAAGCCATCTGGCATATTTTCGACAAAGAACTGACCCGGGAAGAGGAAGGATTCAAGCCTTTGGTGGTGGCTTTTATGGAACAGCAGAAGGACAGAATTCTCCGGAAGCTGGATAGCGAGGGCGAGGATTGGCTGGCCACGATCAAACGGAAATATAAGAAGAAAGTGAAACGGGGAAGCCAATTCAAGGTAGGCGAACACGACCTGGAGAGGATCTTTGCTATCCTGCAGGAGAGCGAATTATTCACCGACGCGACCAGGCAATACCTCTTGAGCATGATCCAGAGAATCGGAAACGATACTCTCGTAAATCTGGGGATCGGGGCCAACTTCGTAATGGATGAGGCGGCAGAACTTTGGCTACGGACCAAGATCCAAAGATTTGTCCGATCGGTAAACGAAACTACCAGAAGGCAGTTGGCCAACATCATAACGGACGCGCTCAAGCAGGAGTATACGATTCGGGAGATCTCCCAGCAGATTGCAGACCACCTGGACCGGACGAGAGATTATCGATCGGACCGGATAGCCAGGACAGAGGTTATAGGACATCATAACTTTGCAGTTTGGAAAGGGATGGTGGAATCCGGAGTAGTGCTGACAAAAAAATGGATTGCGACTGACGACGATCGGGTGAGAGACACACACGGACAGGAATTTGGAGCACATGGGCAAGAGAAGCCTCTACTGGAGCCCTTCGAAGTCGGGGGCGCTTTGCTGATGTTCCCTGGAGATTCACAGGAAGGCTTTCCGGAGGAAGTTATAAACTGCCGATGCACACTCGTAGCGTCGAAACTTAAAGAATAGGTGAAGGGAGCTCTCATGCCTTTACACAAACAGGAGAAAGCACAAAGACCAAAGCAGATTCGTTTCAGAGAGGGATTAGATCTGCGTCCCATCCTGAAAAAGGTGGACTTCAAAACGGAGGAGACGGACGAGTGGATCCACCTACCGGTTGTGGACAAAAGCAATTTCGATCCAGAGACTTTCACTGTGATAGAAATGCCCGAGCCGCACAGGATAACATCCATCCAGGGGAACTATCCGGGAGAGAAGGAGAGGATTGTCCTCCGGTTGATGTTTGATAAATCTCTTGGCTGGACAATGGAGACAGCAAAAGAGTGGGCCCGAGAGAATAACTACTTTCCGCAATCGATCTGGACCGGACCCCTGGATGGTCGGGTGGTCCCGCAGCGGAGCGCACCGCTGGAATTTAAAAACGTGGATCTCAAGAATCGCAAGATCGAGGGATTCATTTCGACTGACGACCTGGATTGCTATCGGGATATCGTGGTCTCGACTGCCTTTGAGACAGCAATCCCGGCTTTCATGCGTAACCCGATGGTCTGTTATATGCACGACTGGTATCAGGCTATCGGAAAAGCCCTGGAATTAGAGATCCAGGAGAAAGGTCTGTTTGGATCGGTCTACATATCCGAAACGGCGGAGACTATCTGGAAGCTGATCGAGGAAGGAATCCTAAAGGCTTTCAGCTACAGCTATGATTTCCCGAACGGTGATGCGGATTGGACCATGCACGGAGACGTTCGGGTGATAACCAATCTGGAGCTTCTGGAGATCTCAGTGGTCACCATACCAGCAAATTCGTTCGCTCTCTTTGAACAGGCCAAGAGCAAAAGTATAGTGATCCCCGCACCATACGATCATATCAGGTTATTCGGAGAAAGGAGGACTGAGCCCGAGAAGAAAGAGAAGCCAGATGGAGGGAGCGATCCCTCCGAGCAAGGCAAATCGCAACCTATCAAAGTGGAGGTTAAAAGTATGCCACCGAAAGACGATGATAAATTCACAGGCGACGCAGCCTGGAAGCGGTCCGTCGATGACGGATTGAAAATGATCGGAGAGATCAAGCCGGAACTGGAGAGACTGAAGGACGGTCCCTCCAAGGCGGACTGGGAAGAGTTCAAGGCGAAAGCCGGCGAGGACATGATCGAACATGCCAAATCGATCAACAGGGAAACCCGCCGGCTCGAGTTCCAAAGCTTCAGGGAGAAGGATCCCTACTTCAACCAGCCAGCCCTCCAGCATCCCTTCATGTACCTGAAGAAAAAGCCGGCGGAAAGGTACTCCATGCTCCTGGGGCTGCCGACCGCAGATCCGCAGGCAAAGGCCGTCCAGATGGCAGCCGATGATCTCCTGATCACCCACATGATAATGAAACGGCATGGTGAGAACTACGGCGGCATCAAGAGCCTGGCCATGTACGATCGTTACATGGAGGTATCGGAGGACTTCCGCAAAGCGATGGACACCGCCACCGCCACGGAAGGACTCGAGTGGATCCCGACGGAGCTTTCCGCCGATCTGGTCGATCAGATCAGGTTGGAGCTGCGGGTAGCGAGCCTCTTTCAGAGATTCTGGATGCCGACGCCGGTGTTCAAGTTCCCGGTGAAGACGGGCGGATTCGTCGTCTATTACCTTTCGGAAGCCACCGCCGACGTGGACGAGAAGATCCCCACCAGCGGCATTCCGACAGCGGACGTGACGTTCACCGCCCGTAAGCTGGGTGGGCGTCTCCTATCCTCGACGGAACTCAGCGAGGATTCCATCGTGGCGGTTCTGCCGCTGATCAAGGCGGACATCGTGAAAGGTCTGGCCGACGGACAGGAGGACGTGATCATAAACGGGGACAGGAGCGCTCCACATCAGGACGCTAAAGCCGGTGACCCACTTGGCGTGAACGATGCCAAGGATCGTAGGAAAGCATTCGCCGGTCTACGGGAGCTCTGCCCCGCTACGACCTTCAGGGACGTGACCACCTATGACGTGGCAGACCTCCGAACGCTTCGAGGTCTTATGGGCAAATACGGAGTGGACCCCAAGAAACTCTGCCACATCATGAGCATCGGTGCATACATGACCACCCTGAGCTTCACCGAGGTTGCCACGGTGGATAAATTTGGAGAGCAGGCTACCTGGTTGAAAGGATATCTGTCAGCGATCGACGGAATCCCGATCGAAATCTCCGAATACGTCCGAGCGGACCTGAATGCCTCCGGAGTCTACGACGGGGTTACCAAGACCAAGACCCTGACGCTTCTGGTCCGGAAGGACGCCTATCTGATCGGAGACCGGAGAATGCCGAGGGTAAAATCGGCTCAGAATATCGAGACGGACCAGGACGTGACGGTGGTCACGCAGCGGATGGACTTCGAGGGCAAGTACGCCGCAACGGAATTGACGGTGGGGGTCAACTACAACGTCTAAATCCAGGATCTGGATTTAGTCGTTTGAACTCGAGACGTAAACATCTAACGAGGAGGAGGCATGGCAAACAAGGTTATGAACCCGGTGAATATATCCAGACTGACCGCCAATTATGGGGATGGCAAGGCAGCGGCAGCGGATATCACCATCACCGGGATCAAGCTCGGCGATCACCTGGTGACCGCGCTTCACGTCTCAGCTTTGGGAGCAGCGGGAAAAGCTTTCCTTGGCAATCTGACCGACGAGTGCACCATCACCGCCGACGATACGGTGCAATGCAGCACCACTGATACATCGACGGCTAACGAGCAGCTTCTGGTCTTCTGGGTCCCGGCAAGCGACGCACCTTAGAGGGGATACGGCTCCCCTACAGGGAGGGGATCAATTCCCCTCCCTGTAGACCTCGTGCCGGCGCCGTTCATACCTGTATAGGACCAGCTGAGCGGAAAATACCGGTATAAGGGATCACTAAATGGCTCAAATGTGCAAGGTGGCCAGCAATACAAGTAACCGGAGGGGATCCGGAGAGCATACATGTAAGGGATATCCGGATCGATCTTCAGAAAGGAAAGGGAACTTAAGATGTTGGTGAAATTCAAAAAGAGTGGACCACTCCGGGAATATCACGGTAAGCCGGATGTCCATTTCGCAGACGGTGAACAGAAGGAGCTTCCGGAGGAGAAGGGCAAGTATCTGCTGAAGACTTTTCCGGATAACTTCTCGGAGGGGTCCGAAAAGACGGATTCTCCGGAGCCCACCAAGACGGATCCTCCGGAAGACACCATAGCTCCAGGAGGGGAGGAAAAAAGCGATGCCACGCAAACCACAGGGCCGGAAAAAGGGACGGGGGCGGAAGGCCCGGAAGAAGAGAGAAGTTCAGAACAAACTCCGCCGGCAGCCGGACGGCCCGTCGGGGAGGAGTAACAAGTAATGGCAGATCTCATTACGGATACGGAGCTAAAGATATACCTCCAGATCCCGGCAGACGACCAGCAACATAAGGAGCTTCTGAAAAAGCTTATCTCTGTTGGATCAGGTTATGTCCAGGGATTCTGCGGGAGACTTTTCAAAGAGGAGGAGTTGACCGAGACCCTGGATGGGAACGGACATACGGAGATACTTCTTTCGGAAATGGATGTGAATTCGATCACAACTTTAACGATCGACGGAACGGCTATCCTCGCTGCCGATTATGAGCTTTATCCGGATGAGGGCTCCATAAAGTTGATGGATGGATCAGTGTTCACATCCGGAAGTCATAACGTGGTGGTCACCTATAAAGCCGGCACACAAGAAGTCCCGGAGGAAATCAAATTTGTGCTCCTGGAGATCTGCGCGAGGAAGTTCAAAGAGATAGACAGAAACCGGCAAGGGGTAAGGAGTGAATCCTTCGGAGATCAAAGTGTCAGCTTTTCGGATTCTCTCATTACGGAAGAGATTAAGGGGATCTTACAAAGGCACAGAAGGCGGGGGTCCGTTTAATGCGTCTCCATATCACAGTTGAGGGAGGAGAGATAATAGCCCGGATCCTGGGAACGCTGCCGCAGCGGGCCATACCGGAATTGACCAGGGTTCTAAGCTCCTATATCTTTAAACTCCATTCCCACATTGTCACGAACAAACTGTCGGGACAGGTTTTAAAGGTACAGACGGGAGCCTTGCGGAGTGGACTGATACCGATCGTCGCAAAGAGTTTAGGAAGAAAGCTCATCGCTTCGCTTCAGACGAGCATCCGATATTGGAGGATCCACGAATTCGGAGGAACCATTTTTCCTCGCCGAGCCGAGGCTTTGACAGTCCCATTCCCAGGAGTAACCGGATGGGCAGGGGATTACGAAAATACATTTGTCGCCAAAGGGGTGATCTTTGAAAAAGGCGAGAGCGGCATAAGACCATTATTTGCTTTGAGGAGATCGGTCACCATTCCGGAGCGTTCGTATCTGAGAACGTCGATAGAGGAGACACAGGGAGAGTTTGTCACCTCGGTCCAAGAGGCCATCATAAAGGCGTGGGAGAAGTAGAGAATGAATACCCGGTTCACGATCCTTGACAACCTTCTGACGGAGATGAAGAAGATCTCCAAGGCCAACGGCTATCAAAACGATTATCCTCTGGTGGACCGGAAATTCAAATCCTTTGAGGCATGTCACACCTCAGAAATGCCCTGTCTGTTTTTGTTGGACGATGGTAGAGAAACCAGGGACGAAGAAGAACAGGTCCAGGACTCAATCTTTGTCGGCATGTATCCGGTGATCGTCGGGTATGTGCATTGTGATAGAGATCCCTCGGCGAGGTTCGGGACAGTGGACGGAGATCTCAAAAAGTTTTTGTATTCCGGATTGGATCTGGGGAGCAACTGTAAATTTCTCGAATTCGATGGTTATGATGCCATAGTAACAGCTGAGAAGTTGATCATCTTTCAGGCGCGAATATATATCTTCTATGATTTCTTGAAGTCGGATCCTTAAAAGCAGGAGGCAAGCGATGAGCGAGAACAATGCTGTATTGACCTTTCAGGCGGAGGAGAGCAAAACCGAAAACGGATCTTCTGTAGCGCAGAACATGTCCCGCTTTAAGGCGGCGGTCTTTTCCCTCCGGATCACCAACATTGCCGGGGACACTCCGACAATCACACCCAAATTAGTCCACAGTATGGATAACGTGCATTTCGTGGATCTTCACAGCTTCGGATCCAAAGACGCGGTCGGACATTGGACGCTGGCCGTACCGAACGATACTGAGTTCGGGTTTATGCCGTTCGTCAAATGGGAATGGACTTTGGGCGGAGACGATCCGAACGTGACCATAGAGTGTACGGCCATCGGCAAGGAATAAACGATCGGATCCTTACATGTATGTGGGATCCCGTAGAGTCATAACATTCTGAGGAGGTAAGAGAATATGGGAAACGTCGCCGTAGGAAGAGAGATCCTTTTTGCTTGCGCTGCGGAGAGCGCATATAACGAGGCGTGGGGATCGCCTACATTGCTCGGGCTGGCGGTCCAGCCTCCCGACTTTGAACCTCAGATTGAGCACCTAAAGGTTAAGCACTCCGATCCGAATCCAGAGGCGCACGTATACGACTTCGCCCAAGGGGTCAGGGGTTGGAGTTTGAGTGTAGGCGGGAAAATCCCCAAGGAGGGATTGGGTTTTCCTATTCTTTCTCTCATGGGCAAGGTCACGAGCACGGGATCGGGACCCTATGATCATACTTTTGGTCCGAGCCTTCAGACTCCGGTATCCCTCAAGTGTCTTGTCAGAACACCTTACCGGGAAGCAGCACCCACAAAAGGACAATGGCATCTCAGGGGGGGAAGAGTGAAGTCCATGGAGTTTGTTCACAAGCCGAACGATTTCCCTCGGTTCACAATGGAGCTGATAGGCGGAAGCTTTTCGTATGAAGATCTATCAGCGGCTCCCACCATTCTTGTGCCATCCTCCGGAAATCATTTCTGGACCGCAGACGACTACGCACCCAATTCTCCACACCTGCACAACGCATACGGATGGAGCATTTTTACAATCAGAATCGAGAACGAGTTAGCTGCGGACGTGGATGAGTCCTATGTGATAGGATCGCGTGAGAGATCACGTTTGGAGAGGGCTGGATCGGAGGAGGCTTTCAGATTTACGATCTCGGCAAAAAGGATAATGGACTCCACAGCTTCAAGCATTTTGCGGTCGGAGTGGGAGGCTCATACCGCAGCCGGGGGAGGGGCAAATCTGTTAGAGACGGGGGTGGCAAACCTGAACGTGACCTCCACCTACACGTTTCTGACCAAATATAAGCGGACACCGAGGGGACAGGGTTTGGTAGAAGAAGAGGTTGAGGCAATGGGCCATAAGGGACTCACTGGATCTCAGAGCGTAATCATTCTGGCAGACGAAGAAGCAGAGCCGGTGACACAGGGAGCGTAAGAGGACTTTAGGGACCCGGGTGCATTACAAGTATAGGTGACGTCCTCTATTACATGTAACCAAAAGGAGAAACAGGGACCATGCCAACGATCAAAGTATCTTTCAAAAGCTGCCTGGAGCAGGACACTCTTCTGAGCAAGACGTTGAAGTTCGTAGATCCGGAGGAGAAGGAAATCGGCAGCGTGACGATCCGTCAACTTACCAGACGGCAAATCCTGGATCTGCAGGAGAAGCCGATCGAAGCTATGGTTTTGGCCTCGATCGTGGACTGGACTTTCAAAAGCGGGGATGGTAAGACGCTGGAAGTAACGGCTGAAAATCTGGATCTCTTATGCAGCCGGAAGAAGGTCGAGGACTCTTACGAGGCGGGAGTTTACAATCACCTGGTGGATCAGGTGATGAACTTTAATTTCTTGCCACCGGAACAGGAAAAAAACTTAGGCGGGCAGTCCTCCTCGGATTCATAGACGGAGTGGCTGCCTGTCAACCTGTGTCGGAAGAAGCAAAAGAAACGGGACCGCAATTCCCGGAGGATGGATGTCCGGGTTTCAACTGTCAAGAGTGCACATGGGTAAAGTTGTTCTGTGTAGACTGTGAGAGGTACGGGAAATGCGAATACAAGTATCTGCCCAAGATCTTAGCGTGCAACAGACACGCGCTCTCTTTATATCCTCACATGGAGAAGGGGAATTTGCCTGTGGCTGGAGGAGTCCTGGATCAGCCGCATAAACTCTTACTTCAATTTGACATTATAAAAAGCGAGATCCAAAGACAGCGAAGAAACGAACGATTGGCAAAGGAAAAGTAACAATGGGTGCACCAAGAGCCTCAGAAAGCCGCCATCGAGAGGTCATGATTAAGATCGGACTGGATCCGTCCGGGATGAGTGTGCCGGCAGCAAAGGCAGCTGAGTATATGCGGCTCCTGCAGGAACAAAGCTCACGATCAAACGCAAAGGCTAAACAGAGCGCGGCGGAACTTACGAGCGCATCGGATAAGGTGGTCACAGGCTGGGGTAGACTTACAACGAGAGCTTCGCCGTTTGCTCTTATGACTACGGACATAGCTGGCCTTGCTGGCGGAATGACCGGATTGCATGGATCCTCAAATCTGGTCCGTACCGGGATCATGGGCGCCGGGACGGCCCTTTCTTCTTTCCTCGGACCGGTGGGCCTGGCAAGCATCGCCATCGCCGGATTAGCGGGAGCCTTTCTGCTGAAGCGGAAGCGAGCGGATGAAGCCACGGAATCAATTGAACGCCAGATCGCGGCGCTTACTCAATTAGCCAGCGCAGAAGTCGGAGACTCCAGTGCGCGAGCTAAGAGACTTGCCTTAGAAGATCTGCTGGCTGCCGAAAAAGATCTGGCTGATAAAAAAGCACAGATACGAATTGAGGAGTGGGCGGGAATCGGGACCCTAACCGGAACCTATGAAGATTATCTGGCCTGGGTTGACAAGATCGACGATGCTGTAGTGAGACAGACAGCGGACGAGGAGAACAAAGTAAGAAAGCTCAGGGAAGCTTATGAGGAGTTGGGGCTAAGCCAGGAGGAGTCTCTTAAAGAGAGGTTGACTAACCGGCTGAAGTGGGAGGCTGAGCATGACGAGAACCGGCTGGAGGCATATCGAGATTTCCTAAAAGCTGAATTGACCGAGTTGGATAAATGGGCCGGGGATTATGTTAAGCGTCTCAAGGAGATCGAGGACATAGAACTGAAGATCAGGATCCGGGACTTCCGTCTTGCTCCGGAGATTGGACAAATGGCCTGGGGATATGCGAGAGCAGCGGAGATAGTGAAAGAGGAAGAGGCAGCCGGGAAGGCAGCGGAGAAGGAACGTCAGAGGGCCATGAGAGAGTATGAGCGGGAGCAGGAACAGTTGGCCCGGGAAGCGGAGAGGGCGATAGTCAGACACCAAAGCGCTTTGTCCGGCTACGTCTCACAGATGAGTGGAATTTTCATATCAGCCTTCGCCGGAGTAGAGGAACGCTGGAAACAAATGCTGGAGAATATGATTATGAGTCTGGTGCAGTCCGGACTGACTTCTCTGATTATGGGCATGATCTTTCCGGAAGTTGGGGCGGCGGGATTCTTTCAGAGAATGACCGGCTTACAGCTTCAGAAGGGAACACCATACGTGGAACAGACCGGATGGTATCAGCTTCACGAAGGAGAGAGAGTTATACCGGCGCAGGAAAATATCACGAACATGAAATCTTACACCGGCGGATCCACAACTCAAAACATCTTTCTGGTTACGTTGGATTGGGACCAGTTGACGAGAGATCGCATAGCTCCGTACATCGAGAGAATGGCCAGGAATCGAGAAACTAAACTCTTAATGGCGTGATATGTCGTTACGATTACTTGGAGACGGAAGTCTCACATCGAGCAAAGCCTTTACAACTTTGACCCTGAGTCCAGCACCTACTCCGGATAGAGTCAGGGATAACGCCGAAGTGGTGGAGGGAAGCTCCGGATACTCCGTTCAATATGAGAGGGGCACATTTAGGAAGATCTTTCAACTCAGAATTCCCTTGATTACATCGGCAGTCAAAAAGAGCATCGAGAGGGACTTCTACAACCTAATCTCCGGGCGGTCCAACTGGTTTACTTTGCAGCCACATCAACAGCCTATAATCGCCGATATGACACAACAGGGGTCGAGCAGCACGACGATCTTACAACATAGCTCTCTCAGCCAGGTAGACCACACCTGGCGAGGATATTGGGCGGTGATCAAGACCGGCATAGCTCAGGGCTTATGGAGAAAAATCCAGCACTCTTACGGATCTTCTGATCAGGTGGTGGTGGATCCAGCCTTTGATTATGCGGTCGGGACCGGTGATAGCTTTATGCTCGGCTATCCCGTTCAGTTTATGGAGAATGAGATTCTCTTCGTGCCACGCGCTCCGGACTGGTGGGAGGCCCAAATGAGTCTGATAGAAAAGGTGATGGGATGAAAACATACAGTCCATCGTTTTGGGATCGAGTATACTATCGGATATCCGGGGAGAAGGCTCTTCACCTGGTCACCTTTTGGCCGGGCTATCCTAACAATCCAGCAGATCATTATCATGTATGCGAGGAGCATGTTACAGTGGGATCGGATACTTTTGATCCTTTTCTCAAGAGGGTAGACTTTATCAGGATGAACGCAGATGAGGAGTCCAATCTGTCACCAGCTAATTCTTGTAGGCTTACCCTTCTTCGCAAAAATTGGGGGGTGAATGAGTTACTGCAGGGACATTGGCAAAAGGGACAGTTGGTCGAAATCTATCTTTGGATCAAATCCTTGACGAGTGCTTCAGACAAGTTAAACATGGGTCAATTCCATATCGAATCAGTGGAGGAGGTCACAGAGGTAGAGGTCACCCTTCTGCTCACCACGGACGAGGGAAGGCTGATTAAGGAAAAGCCCGAGAGGCAGCTCAATCAGACGGACTATCCGGAGATCCCGAATGATAGCAAAAATCTAAGATGGCCTATGGTCTTAGGGGATCTCTACGAAAGCGGAAACGATAGGGCTTATCTGATGGCCAGAATCGGGAACGCATGTCCGGCTTTCTGCATCGGCGGAGAGGACTTCAAATATCTGGCATACCGACATCCGAACGTCGACGGCAAGGCCGTAAATGCGAATTGGGTTTTTCAGTATTTCCCTGAGATGAGACAGCTTGCCGAGTTTGGATATTTTTCAGTGACCCACACTCCGGCGAAGAATGAGTATTATGTGGATCTGAACATACCCGACGCTGTTGGTCTGGGAGAGAGTCGTAGGATGCGAGTTATTCCGGAGAAGATTCTTGCGACGGTGACACCATGCTTAAATCCGGAGGACGCGATAGATTTAGATCGGGATACTTATGCCGTTCTACAAACACCGAGCAGCCATTATCTATACCTGCAAACGGATCACCTCAAACAGATCGCAGCCTATATGCCATTGTGGGGCCCGAGCTATCGGTATCAAGTGAGGGTGGGATTCAATTTGAGAAATGTAAATGGTACCTGGGGAGTGCAGGTTATATCGCATGGGTGGGCAGGTAACTTTAGTGCCACCGGATACAATGAAACTCCGGTCGTAGCAGACGATCCGGTTAATAACACCCTGGATGTTTTATCGGTCTTCTTCAGGCTGGGTGGAGATACAACTTACGCAGAGATCGATGGGGTCCATTTCATAATTGACTTTTGGGACGATAT